CTTAAGAAGTTTGAAGGCGTTCAATTACCAGGTGGGGTAACGATGAATGGTCAAAAGATCTTTGATGAAGCGATGGATGAAATCACAGAGTTAAGAGCAGAAGTTAAATCAACTTACGAACTCCCTGTAGATTTCTTTACTGGTTGAGAATGTTTTTAGCTTATCTCATCAGCCCACATATGGATTATACCATCAAGGCAATAACTAATCCACGTGGATATACCGAATAATGGCAACCAATTTTTATTTTCAATCTGGTATACCTGGAGGCAGATCTTCAGAGCAATTGCTCATGGAAGACATTATAATTGAGTGCCTGAAGATATACGGGCTAGATACTTATTATATACCTAGAGCATCGGTTAATGAAGATGATATTTTGGGAGAAGATGTACTTAATAGATACTCTTCGGCATATCCTCTAGAAATGTATATGCAAAACGTTACCGGGTTTGAAGGTGACGGAGATCTGATGTCTAAGTTTGGAGTAGAGATTAGAGATACAGCAACCTTCATTGTATCAAGAAGAAGATGGGATGAGGTGATTGCAAGATCTGGAGATGCGGTCTTAACTACTAGACCAGCCGAAGGGGATATAATTTACTTTCCATTGACAAAAGCTTTCTTCGAAATTAAGTTTGTTGAGTCAACCGATCCGTTCTTCCAGGTTGGTAAGCTTTATGTATATAAACTCCAATGCGAGTTGATGCAGTACTCTTCTGAAAGATTCGATACAGGTATATCTGAAATCGATAGTATTGCTGATGGTAAATCTGCTGACATTAATGCATTTAACTTGCTACTTGAAAGTGGAGATAGAGCGTTACTACAAGAATATAGTCCTGCAGGTATTATCCTTCAATCCTATAATTTAGGTACTATCTTCCCTAATACAGATAATGAAGACTTCAGAGGTGAGATTTCTGTTCTGGACTTCTCCGAGAGAAACCCATTCGGAGAGATAAATGTTTGATAAATTTTATCACGGTACAGTTCGAAAGTCAATTGTGGCTTTTGGTAATATGTTTAACAACATCCACATAGATAGATTAGACTCATCTGGTAATATTACCCAGACACTTCGTGTTCCTCTATCTTATTCACCTAAACAAAAGTTCTTAGCTAGAATTGCCGCGCAACCCAATTCGTTTGAACAAAATTTTCAGACTTTCTTACCGAGGCTTGGGTTTGAGATGATAAGTTTGTCTTACGATCCAGCCAGAAGAGTAAGCCTGGTACAACAAAATAGAGCGCTCAATGGAACATCTACCACATCTTTAAACGCTCAGTACGCTCCAACTCCTTATAACATAGCTATGACTTTGTATGTGTATACAAAGAACCAAGATGATGGATTACAGATCATTGAACAGATCTTACCTTACTTTAATCCAGACTATAACCTTACTCTTAATGCAATCCCTGCAATGGATATTAAGAACGACTTACCAGTTATTTTAGATAATATAACTTATGAAGATGAGTATGAGGGTGACTTCACTCAAAGAAGAGCTATTATCTGGACTCTTAACTTCACAATGAAGCTTAACTTCTACGGTCCCATCAACAGACAGGGCATTATCAGAACTACAAACGTCAATACATTTTCAGACCCCGCTCTATCTAATAAACAATCCTCATACTCCGCAACAGTCGACCCAGGTACCGCCGTTCCCGGTGATACAATTAGTATTGTAGATACGTTTGAGGACTTTTGATGAAATCACTTAATAAAATTAACGATGTATTTAATGTTGATACATCGGTTGATTTAACTATCCCAACCAGTATGCCGGTTGAGTATAATCCTTCTGAGTTAGATCAGGAAGACGACTTTCAATTAGCACGTAACACACTTCGTGGTTTAATTAACAAAAACGAAGATGTTATGACTGAACTGGTTCATATTGCAAAGAACTCTGAGAATCCAAGAGCATTTGAAGTGGCGGGGCAATTAATATCTGCTCAAACTGCTATAACAAAAGAACTTATTGGGCTTCATAAAACTAAAAAAGACATTGATAAAGCAAGCGGTAAAAACGAAAATATTAAACAGCAGAATAATATTGTATTTGCCGGTTCTACATCGGATCTTATGAAGATGATTAATGGAAAATAATAGTTATAATGGTAATGACTTACTCAAGCCTGCTGGCTTTGAGATGCAGTTTACCTCCGAGCAGGTAAAGGAGCTAATGAAGTGCAAGGAAGACCCAATATACTTTATTGAGAATTATTGCTACATTGTATCATTAGATAGAGGCTTGATTCTGTTTAGTTTATATGACTGCCAGAGAGAAAAAGTAGATGTCATTATGAATAACAGAAAAGTTATTCTAATGGAGGGCCGTCAACAGGGTAAGACCATTACATCGGCTGCCTGTATTCTCCATTACACTATTTTTAATTCTAATAAGACTGTTGCTATTCTAGCTAACAAGTCAACTGCGGCTAGAGAAGTATTGTCTCGTTACCAAATTATGTACGAGAATTTACCTCTGTGGATGCAGCAAGGTATTAAGACCTGGAACAAAGGTGACGTTGAACTAGAGAACGGTTCCAAGGTATTTACATCTGCCACTTCAACTTCTGGTATTCGAGGTAAGTCGGTTAACTGGCTGTACATTGACGAGGCAGCTATTATTCCTAACAATGTGGCTGAAGAGTTCTTTACTTCAACATACCCAACTATTATGGCTGGAGAAACCACAAAGGTGTTGCTAACCTCTACACCTCTAGGTTATAATCATTTTTGGAAGTATTGGAATGATGCCCAAGAAGGTCGTAACGGCTTTGTGGCATTACAAATACCTTATTGGAAAATTCCAGGAAGAGATCAGAAATGGGCTGATGAGCAAAAGTCTGTATTAGGTGAACTTAAATTTAACCAAGAAGTGTTATGTGCATTTCTTGGTTCATCTAATACCTTAATTGCTCCTGATACAATAGCTAGAATGTCTCCAATACCTTTCATGCATGAAAAGGATGGGTTAGATATTTTAGAGTACCCTGTACCTGGCCATGTATACTTTACCACTGTTGATACATCGAGAGGTATTGGCGGTGATTATTCTGCATTTACTGTCATAGATACAACAGAATACCCCTATAAAGTTGTAGCTAAATATAGAAACAACAAGATTAGTCCTCTTCTATACCCTACTGTAATTCATAAGGTATCTAAGGATTATAACAGTGCATATGTATTGGTTGAGATTAATGATATTGGTCAACAAGTTGCCGATATTATTCATAATGATCTTGAGTATGAGAACATGATCTGGGTCGGATCCGATGCCAGATACGGTCAAGTTCTATCTAGTTCTGGAAGAAGTTCTATACTAGGTGTAAGAACAACAAAACAAGTCAAGCGCATAGGGTGTGCGACTTTAAAATCTTTGGTAGAAGAAAATAAACTACTTGTATTTGATAGAGACATTATATCGGAATTTTCTACATTCATTGAACACAATGGCGTGTTTCAAGCTGATGAAGGCTATAACGACGACTTAACAATGACGCTAGTTCTTTTTGCATGGGCCACAAATGACCCTATGTTTAAAGATCTGATGAATGCAAACAATAGACAAGCACTCTATAGTTCGCAGATGAAGAATATAGAAGACGAATTAACTCCATTTGGTTTTATAGATAACGGGTTATCTACTGAACCAGAGGTAGAAGTAATAGGTGGGGATATTTGGATAAGTGACAAATATCAAAAAGACTACTCGGATTTTATAAAAGAACATAACTGGTAATAGTCAAAGTTCAGTATTTATAAATATACTGGTATAAAATTGGTTATGACGGAATAACATTATAAGGAGAAACATATGGCATTTCAGCTATCACCAGGCGTTCTGGTAACGGAGCAGGACCTTACCTCGGTCGTCCCAGCCGTTGCTACCACAGCCGGCGGCTTTGCTGGCGCATTTGCATGGGGACCAGTTGGTGTTGTTACCACTATAGATTCAGAAAACGCTCTTGTAAATACTTTTGGAAAGCCTAACGGCGATACATTCCAATCGTTCTTTACTGCAGCAAACTTCTTGTCTTACGGTAATAACCTACAAGTAATCCGCGTTGTAAATCAAGCAACCGCAAGAAACGCAAGATCGAACGCAGCTTCAACAGCTGTTATTATTAGAAACGAAGACCACTACATATCATCTTACTCCGCAGGAGAAGGTACTGTGGGTGAGTGGGCTGCTAAGTATCCAGGGGCACTGGGTAATTCTTTAAGAGTGTCAATGGCTGACGGTAATGCCTTTTCAACATGGTCTTATGCTGCTAACTTCGATGCTGCCCCTGGTACATCAGGTTACGTAAGCGCATTAGGTGGTTCACATGATGAACTGCACGTTGCTGTTATCGATGAAGACGGATTGTTCTCAGGTACAGCAGGTACTGTGGTTGAAAAGTTTGCTTTTGCATCTAAAGCCTCTGACGCTAAGAGATCTGATGGAACTTCTGCGTACTATAAAGATGTAGTAAACACACAATCTGCATACGTTTATTGGATGGATCATACAGCTAACGTTACTGCAACAGGTACAGCCTGGGGTAATGCAGCTAATGCATCACTATTTGCTAACTTGACATCTAACGTTACAATATCTCTATCAGGTGGTGTCTCTGCTGATGCTCCTACAGACGGTAACATTACAAGTGCTTTAGCCTTGTTTGCTAACGACGAACTGTATGACATTTCGTTGCTACCATTAGGTGCTGCCTCTGCTACTGTTGTTAACTTTGCTATCTCTAGCGTGGCTGAAGTAAGAAAAGACGTTATTGTTTTTGCCTCTCCCGAACTGGCCGATGTAGTTAACAACGCAGGTAATGAAGCTACCGATGTTGTTGCATTCCGCGAATCTTTAACATCCAGCTCTTACGCTGTTCTAGACTCTGGTTACAAATACCAATACGACCGCTACAACGATGTATATCGTTATGTACCACTGAATGGTGATACAGCCGGTCTTGCAGTTCGTACAGACTTCGTTGCTGATCCTTGGTTCTCACCAGCTGGTTTCAACCGCGGTCAAGTTAAGAACGTTGTTAAGTTAGCTTACTCACCAAGCAAAACTGATCGCGATACATTGTACAAAAAGGGTGTTAACCCCGTTGTTACATTCCCAGGTAACGGTACAGTATTATTCGGTGACAAAACATTGTTAGCCAAGCCTTCAGCCTTCGACCGTATTAACGTTCGTAGATTGTTTATTGTGCTTGAGAAAGCAATTGCTACAGCCGCCAAGTTCCAGTTGTTCGAGTTCAACGACCCGTTCACACGTGCACAGTTCCGCAATCTAGTCGAACCGTTCCTACGTGACGTTCAAGGTCGCCGAGGTATTACGGACTTTAAAGTAGTTTGCGATGAGTCAAATAACACAGCTCAAGTTATAGATACCAACAATTTTGTTGCTGATATCTTTATCAAGCCAGCTCGTGCGATTAACTTCATACAGCTCAACTTTATTGCAACTCGCACCGGAATTTCTTTCGAAGAAGTCGGCGCTTAATAAAGGAGAGAATAAATGTCAACATTTAACGTAGAACGTTTTAAATCATCACTAACCAACGGTGGTGCTCGTCCCAACCAGTTTATGGTACAACTGTCGTTTCCGACATATGTAACCGGACAAGCGCTGGCAGTGGCAAGAGCCCCGTTCTTAGTTTCCGTAGCTGAGTTACCTGGTCAAACAGTTAACCCTGCTATTGTACAATATCGCGGTCGTGAAGTAAAATTCGTTGGCGATCGTATTTACGCACCCTTTACCATTACTGTATTGAATGACGCTGAAATGTCAATTCGTTCAGCTATGGAGCAATGGATGGGCGGTATGGAAGACTATGCTGGTAAATTTGGTAGACTTCAGCCTGCAGAATACCAACGCGATATGCAAGTATTCCAATTGGATAGAAATGGTAACGCATTAAAGCAATATAATATTGTTAATTCTTTCCCAGTTGATCTATCTCCAGTAGCTTTAGACTTTGGTGCTAATGATCAGATATCTACATTTACAGTAACATTCCAATACCAACACTTTACAGTATCTAACAACCCGTTAGGTAGTATTATTAATGTTGGTGGTATTTTTAATCGTTAATCTTTGAAATTACATAATGGCAATTAATCTATTTGGGTTTACAATTGGACGTGAAGATAAGCAACCGGATTTAAAAAGTCAATCTTTTATAACTCCGGTTTCTGAAGATGGTACCTCCACGGTTTCGGCCGGGGGGTATTTCGGTACGTATGTTGATATTGATGCATCAGCTCGCTCGGAGAGTGAGTTGATTTCTCGTTATCGAGACATTTCTACTTACCCAGACGTAGATAATGCTATTGAAGAAATCGTCACAGAAGGAATTGCTGCTGTGGACAGTGAAGATCCAGTCACACTAGATTTAGAGAAGCTGGAGCTTTCTGATAGTATAAAGAAAAAAATTCGTGATGAGTTTGATGAAGTTATTTCCTTGTTAGATTTTAAAGACAAGGCTCATGACATCTTCAGACGTTGGTATATTGACGGTCGTTTGTACTATCAAAAAGTTATCAACCCTGCCCAACCCAAGCAAGGTATACAAGAATTAAGATATGTTGATCCTCGTAAGATTAGAAAAGTACGAGAAGTTAAGAAGGATAGACTCCCTTCCGGTATTGAGGTTATTAAGTCAATAGATGAGTTTTTTATCTACAACGAAAAAGGCTTGAACTATACTGCAGGTACCAATCCTAATAACAATAATGGTATTAAGATTGCAACTGATACAATTACATTTGTTCCATCTGGTCTTTTAGATCTAGATAGAAACGTGGTATTAGGTTATCTGAACAAAGCTATTAAGCCAACCAATCAGTTAAAGATGATGGCTGACTCTTTGGTTATCTATCGTTTGAGTAGAGCGCCTGAGAGAAGAATATTTTATATTGACGTAGGTAACTTACCTAAGTTGAAAGCCGAGCAGTACATGAAAGATATCATGGCTCGGTACCGTAATAAGATCATCTATGACTCTACTACAGGTGAGATCAAGGACGATCGTAAGTTTATGACTATGTTGGAAGACTTCTGGTTACCTAGACGCGAAGGCGGTCGCGGTACAGAGATTACAACATTACCAGGTGGAGAGAATTTAGGTCAGATTGCTGACATTGAGTACTTCCAGAACAAGGTATACCAGTCGTTAAATATTCCGTTATCTAGATTCCAACAGAATTCTGGATTTAACTTCGGTAGACAGGCTGAAATTTCTAATGATGAAATTAAGTTTGCAAAGTTTATCAGTCGTTTACGTAGAAAATTTAATGCATTATTTGATGATCTGTTAGAGACACAATTGGTATTGAAGGGTATTATTACCCCTGAAGATTGGTCTAGTATTAAGTCAAAGATTGACTATAAGTATGCCCAAGATCAGTATTACCAAGAGATGAAGAATGCAGAGAACCTACGCAACCGTGTAGACGTTCTCAATCAGATGTCACCGTATGTTGGTATATACTACAGTAAGAATTATATTCGTAAGAATATTCTTAAACTGTCTGACGATGAAATTAAGCAGATAGAAAAAGAGAACGAGAGTGACCAGGTTGAGATACAACCAGGTATGCCGGGCTCTGAGCAGGCAGCAGCTTTAAGTCGCGAGACTAACGCCGCTCCTGGTGGATAAATAATATATTATTAAGGAGATTATTGTGGATACAACAGAAATTATTAACAAGATGATTGATGATATCATTGATGGAAACAATACAGATG